CCTGTAAACGTGTCTGCATCTGTTATAGCTTGGTCTATAACTGTGAAATCAGCATCACCCCAATCATCATAGTTATCCTTCTGATACTTTAAATATCCTACACTACGACTAACTCTTGCTTTCTTTTCCTCAAGTGTCATGTCATAGCCATAGTTCTCATCTGTTGCATCATCACCTAAGTTATTTGTATCAATTACAACATTAATTGTATCTGCTCCATCTAAACAAGCTGAATGTGCTTGTGCTATTTCTTCTGCTGTTCTTGCCATTTTATTCTCCTTCTAATGTTGCTACTTTTTGCTCTAATGTTTCAATCCTTGTCATTGCTTCTTGTAGTGCTTTGACTGCTTTCATGTAAAGAACAGATGATTTTACTGATTTTGTTGTTGTGCCTAAGTTATTGTTATTTCTATCAAGGTCTGGATTGTCTTTGACTAAACCACCCATTCCCGCTTCTTCAACTTCTTGAGCAATTACACCTATTCTCCAATGTGCATCGCTATCTCCAGTAGCTACATCAGTTTTGAATTTATATTTACGAATTGTAAGTGCTTTGATGTCATTCCATTGAGATGAAGCATCTGTAATTTGTTCTTTAAGTTTTATATCAGATATACCACCATAACTATCATCGTGATTAACCACATCACCATCTGATAATATTTTTAATCTTTCAGCACCAGTAGAACCCTCACATTTTAAAAAATAATTAAAGTTATCGTCTGGGTCTGCATCACTAAAATCAATAAATACACCATATGGGCTTGCTGATGAATTTTCTACGAACAAAGCAACGTTATTAGTTATATCACTGTGTATTGTATGAGAACCAGTAGATAATCCCCTTTCGGAATCGCTTAGATTAGTAGTCCAAGTAGTAGTACCACCACCTAAAGTAAATTGTCTCGGATTACCATCACCATCTGATAACACAATATTACCATTTGCTGTTCTTATGTCTAAGCTACCTTGATTGCCACTATAAGAACCAATAATTGTATTCTTTTCTCCAGTGGTAATTACACTTCCTGCTCCATGTCCAATCGCAGTATTCAAACCACTTGTAACAGAAGTATGATTTAAATTTTCTAAAGCACTTCTACCTATAGCAGTGTTTCTGTCACTTTTAGTATTTGTTGTGAGGGCTGAGTATCCAATAGCAGTGTTTCTATCAGCATCAGTTAAAGCATCACCTGCTAGACCACCAATTAACGTGTTCTCAACTCCTGTTGTTACTGCATATCCTGCAAAAGAACCAACAGCAGTATTATAACTATTTGTTGCACTACCATAATTTTGACTTCTTAAGGCAGAAGCACCGATAGCCACAGAATGTGAGCCAAGTGTATTAGTTCCTAGAGCATCATATCCAACAGCTACATTCTCATCAGCATCAGTGGTAGCATCACCTGTAAGTCCACCAATAAAGACATTTTTAATTCCTGTTGTTACTGATAACCCTGCTGAATATCCAATCGCTATATTAAAAGTATCTGTACTAGAGGTAAAATTTTGAGTGCCTAAAGCACTATCTCCAATAGCGACAGACTTGTTTCCTTTTGTATCTGCTGTTAAAGCATTGATTCCAATAGCTACATTAAAATCTGCATCACTTAATGCTTGACCTGCAAGACCACCTATAAGAGTATTTTGGATTCCTGTTGTTATTGACAATCCTGCACTATGTCCAACTGCTGTATTATAAACTGTTGTTGCTGAACTAAAGTTTTGTGTTTGTAAAGCACCAGTTCCAACTGCAACAGACCTTTGCCCTTCAGTATCTGTAGTTAATGCTGTTCTTCCTATTGCAGTATTTTGTTGTCCTGCAACAAGAGCATCTCCTGCTTGATACCCAAGCAAAACATTTCTTTGTCCTGTTGTATTTGATGCACCTGCATTATATCCTAAAAACGTATTTTCATCACCAGTAGTAATCGCTGTACCTGCTTCATCTCCAACTACAGTATTGTAATTACCACCACTTACAATAGAGTTACCTGCATTGACACCTGCTCTATAGTTAGATATTCCACTTGTTGGGGTACTTATTGAACCATCTGCTGAAATCTGTAATCTATCAACTCCTGCTGTCACAAATCTTAATATGTCTGTGCCACCTCTATAGATACCCATATTCGTATCAGAGTTAAATGTTAAAGCAGGTGCTGATACTGTTCCATCATCTAGCTGTAATGTGCCACTTAAAACGAATTTATCATTAGTCTGGTCTAATTCTGCAAACTTTATCCAAGCATCATTATCTTCGTTTCTGATATACATGATGTTGTTAGAACTATCGTACCACCACATATTAGCAAAAGTTGTGCTAGGTGCTGATGTTCCAGAGTTATTACTGGCTAGTGCTTGTAAAGCTGAGTTCAAATCCGCCCTAAAAGCAGGAAAACTTTGGTTTGCTAACGTAAAATCATTTTGTGACATATTTTAACCTCATGATGCTAGTTCTCCATATCCTCTTACCACATAATCAAATGTTCTGTCTATTGTGGCATTAGAACTGTTAAAAAATTCTATAGTAAATCCAGTAGCACTTTTACTAGTTATAGCATAATAATCACCACTAGCCAAGTTACTAGCAGAAATTCCTACACCCTCAATTTCCTTAAATGCAGGACTGAAAGTTATTGCTTTGCCATTTGTATCAGTACCACTTGCTACATCTTTTTCAGAGTATACCCTTTCTGGCATATCTACTTGAACTGATAACCCAGTTACTTTAGGAGTTGCTTCAACATCTTCACTTAATAAAACAGCCCTAAATTTAAAAGCCCTACCAGTATAATCACCCACATTAAACTTCTGAAAGCTAGAGTATGTGCCACTTACTGGGTCTCCGTTTGTTTTAGCTATCTGTAGCTGTACATTTACATCTCCAAAGGTATCATTAGCTCCATCAAATAAACCCTCTCTAGCATCAAAATTACCCTGTGCATCATCAAATAAATTTACATAGTCCTGCCTTTCCATATTTACTGTAGCTGTTATTCTACTACTATAAACACCACCAGTATCTATATATGTGTCAAAGTCATATGTTCCCTCTGATAAAACTGTACCGCCACCACCATCAAAGTTTCCTAAAGCATCATCAAAATCGCCAGAAATACTATCAAACAAAGCTGTATCTAACATTAAAGCATTATCAACAACACTTACATCTGTTTTTGTGCCTGTAAAACTAGGGTCTTGAGTAGAACTTGCAACAAGGTTTAGGTTTTTAACATTATTTATAAGAGCTACATTGCTTGTAGCATTTAATGATTTTAAACCAATTTTATCAACTGACCTTATAAAATATGTACCAGTTAATGCAGGAACTGTAACTGTATTAGCAGGTCTTGATACCTTATCAATTAAGGTTATTGCATTTGAGAATATAGCACCACTAGTTAAAGGGCTATGTCTTATAATGTAATGTGACAAATCTAAATCTGGTACTGGTGTCCAACTTAAATGAGCTTCTGTATCAATAATATTAACTTGAAAGTTCGTTACATCAGCAGGTGGTGCAGTTTTACCTACTACTTGATGTTGTGCTGATATAAATACAGACCTACTAACAGAAGTTACAGACCTAGCCCTTACATCATAAATGGCATTATCTTCTACGTTTGGTAATTCAAAATTAGAACTAGCACCCCTACCTAAGTTTATATAATTTGTGTCTGTTGTCTTTTTAGCTTGAACCTCAAAATCTGTTATAAATTGGTCAGTAGCTTGAACATTTACAATTAAAATACTTATAGCTTCTTCATTTAAAGCCCTTAATTCGTCTGATACTGATAAAACTGGTGATTGTACTATAAATGGGTTTGGTAAGGTTGTATCAACTATTTCATCTGGTGTTTGCTTTGTTCCAAAAGAATAATAGCTATCTTGATGTTCTGAACAAGTTAGGCTAATAGAATGGTCAGCATTTAAACTCATTCCTTGAACTCTAAAAGGTTTAGCAGAAAATCCAGTAGTAGCATGAGTAATATTAACTATATCGCCTATTGATAAATCTAAAGCTGTAGCATCAGCTTTAAACGATATATTTAAACTTGACCTTGAACGTCTTAATATAATTTCAGCCATTTCTTCTGCTTGAAAACCATTAGTCATCATAGAAAAATCAAATCTACCCTCTAATAATATACCACCATCTTCCGCTTTCATTGTTTCAAATTGGTCTGCTGTAGGCAATTCTGCATCTCCAACTGGTGGAAATTGTGCTGAATCTGATTGGTAATTCTTAGTAGGCTCAATATAATTAACAATAACCCTATTAAATCTTGAGTTTTTATTTTTACTTATAACATTAATACCACCTAGAATATTATCTTCAGTAAGGGTAATTGATGCTGTGCCAGATGTTTCAACTAATATATTATATTTTCCTGCTGAAAAGTTAAGGAAAGACCTAGAACCCCTTACAAAGTCTTTTACGTTATCTATAGCCTTTTTAGCTGTATCTACAACTGTATTACTGCTCATTAAAGATATAGTTGTTGTACTTACTGCATCACCAAAACCTAACCCAAAAGGGTATAAGTCAAAAGCATCACCACCTAAAGGTTGTACTTGAGTATCACATACATCACTAGCTGTTTGCCAATCTGCAAAATTACTATCAAAATAACTATCCGCTATACCCATTCCAAATCTATCATTTCTTAAATAATCTAATAGTTGAAGTATAGGATTATCTGAATATTCCCAAGTAGAACTATCATTTTGCCTATGGCTACCACTACCACCAGTAACAGTACTATCTAATCTTGGGTCATAAATTTCTCTGCCTTTAACAAGAGCTTGAACTGTAGGCACAGAGCCAAATTTATCTGCATTCCATTTAAAACGTATCGCTAAGTAAGCTAAACCAGAAAGTTTATGGTTATCACCCCAATTATTAGTTTCTTTTAGTAAAGTAGATGAAAATGGGCTTTCAACACCATAAAACAGTTGAAAAGTAATTAAACTTTCATCATCATAAAAATTTTCATCTGCTGAATTAACTTGAACAATAACACCCTCACCTAGTACACCATTTAAAACGACTTTTTTATCATTCACATATATTGCATCTACACCAGAGATTTGACCCTCACTTAAAATTAAAGCCATATATAAGTATTCATTATCAGTTCCAGAGGTTTCCATAAAAACAATATTTCCACCTACTTTTCTTGTTCCGTAAACAATAGGGATATGAGCATTAGCACTAATTTTGTTTAAAAGAATACCTCTTGCATTTTGGTCTGGTCTTAATGTGCCAAAATCTGGTATTTCTGGCATTGGTATTAGCCAACTTATAACATCTTCAATAATATCGGTAATACCATCAACAATATCATCAATAATATCTATTATGTCATCAATAGGATTCCAACCACCCATTTACACAAATCTCCAGTTACTACCCATATTTTTAAAACCTAATTTTTCAAAAACTGGGTCTATGCCTAATCCAGATGTAATAGATAAAACTATAGGCAAACCATCAGCTTGTCTTTTAACACTATCAATTAAAGTCTTTACTAATTTAAAATTTCTATAATCTTTTTTAATATACACTATTTGTATTTGCATAATTTCGCTTTTACTAAAAAAATATTCTGATTTATTAAAC